AATATCTGGAACCGAAGGCCCCGACGTTCTGCCCAGAAGAAGCATCACTCAATCAACGCGTATTTCTAAGGTGTTATGCATTAGAGGCACTTTTCGGGGGTGCTGCTGGTGGCGGTAAGTCAAGTGCACTGCTCATGGCCGCACTCCAGTATGTTGATGTTCCAAATTATTCGGCAATTCTTTTTCGTCGAACATTCGCCGACTTGTCGCTCCCTGGAGCCTTGATGGACAGATTCAAAAGTTGGATTTCAAACTACGATGACATCCATTGGAACAACAATAGTTTCATTGCAACGTTCCCATCTGGGGCAAGAATTTCTTTCGGATACCTCAATAATGCTGGGGACTACCTCCGATATAAAGGTTCGGAATTTCAGTTCATAGGAATGGACGAGGTAACGGAAATTCGGGAGTCTGACTACAGATACCTGTTTTCTCGTCTCCGTCGTCCAGCAGGTGGACCACTTTCTCAGGTTCCACTAAGAATGCGATGCGCCTCAAACCCTGCGCCCAATTGGGTTAGACAGAGATTCATCGTTGAGGGGATTCAAGAGAACCGGATTTTTGTACCATCAAAACTGACAGATAACCCAGGAATTGATGCCGCATCGTACCGACAGGCACTTTCTGCACTTGACCCAGTTGAAAGGCGCCGCCTTGAGGAAGGCGACTGGTGGGCAACCACCCTCGGTAGCCTATTTGACCGAACATCCATGATTATCATTGATTCACACGAACTTCCACCAATTACGTCCTCGGCTAGAACCGTTCGCTTCTGGGACCTCGCAGCAACCGAGCCATCCTCATCCAACCCCAATCCCGACTGGACCGTTGGAACCCTTATGTTGTTTGACCAAGGGATAGCCTATGTTCTTGATGTCAAACGGGCGCGAGTCAAGGCTGAAAAGGTTGAGCAACTCATCTCCCAGACTGCCTATGAGGACGGGAAGGCGGTGCCAATCAGAATGGAGCAAGAACCAGGGTCGTCTGGCAAGGCTTTAATTGACCAGTATGCTCGTTATATCCTTGCTGGGTATGACTTTGGTGGAATGAGGTCAACTGGCGATAAACTCACCCGTGCACGACCGTTTGCTGCAGCCGTGGCGAATGGCAATGTTCGCATATTAAGGGGTGCTTGGCTAACGGGGTGGATGGACGAATTGTCATCCTTCCCAGAGGCTGCCGACCACGACGACCAAGTTGACTCTGCCACTGGAGCTTTTACACATTTGGCAGGCTTGGGGTTGCCTCAGAGGAAAAGAGTTAGTATCGTCTGCTAGGCAAGTTACAAAACCATACTAGAAGAGGTCATATGTTAAAAGACAGAATTACAGGTTTACATCAAACGTTATTAGAACTTCAACGCGAATTTGATACCTATGTAGAATCTTCGCCGTCAGTAGAAGAGGCATGCGGCCTGCTCCTAGACCTAAACCTAGTCAAGTCCGAAATGCGAGTTGTCTATGAATCATTCGCCTTTGGGGTTGGACAAGTTATGGGTGAAGCATCAAACATCATGCTCCAAAACGGCGAGGTTGAAAAGTCGTACAACACAAAAAGAACTGGCTGGCAACATAAAGACCTAGCCAATGTTGTTGCTGAAAAACTTATGCAACGAGCCATTGACATGGACACCGGCGAGGTCATGGTTAATCAACACGACCTCATCACACAGTTGCTCAACTATGTCCAACCCTCTTATTGGAAGGTTGGCGAACTTAGCAAATTAGGTCTCAATGCTGATAATTATTGCATTGCAGGAGAAACAAAAGTAAGCATTATCGTCCGAAAGGGAGGAACCGAAAGTGAATGAACTATACCCGCAATTAACAGAGCAGTTTCCACAAGAGATGGAGCGCACCCTCAACAAGGGTGGAACCAACCTCACTTACATTCCTGTGAGCGAAGTCATCAACCGAATGAACAAAGTTCTTGGTGTTGAAAACTGGTCATTCTCAATTAAGGGTTACACCGAAATTGGCGATTCAATCGTTGCCCATGTAACCGTTGCCGCCATGATTGACGGAAAAGAAGTCAGTCGAGATGGTGTCGGTGGACAGAAAATCAAACGCATTAAGGCAACTGGTCTTGCCGTTGACTACGGTGACGAGGTTAAGGGTGCTGTTTCGGATGCTCTCAAAAAAGCAGTGCAGACACTCGGTGTTGGTTTGTACCTTGCACGTTCAGACGATGCAATGGAAATTGAACAAATCATGGATGCCCCAGTTGCATCGCAAGAAGCAAATGCCGCATTCAACAACATTGTCTCAATCAGCAAGACATTCAGCGATGAACAGAAATCGCAATTGAACAGCAAGTGGATTGAAATTGCAGGAACCCTGCCCAAGCCAAGAAAAGCAACCGACGCCCCTGTAGAAATGCTTACAGCACTTCACTCTGAGGCAGTAAGGTTGTCCTTTAATGGTGCCACAACAACAAAGTGAGCCGATAACACCTCCACCGTATTTGTCTGCATCTTCCATTTCAACATGGAAGCAATGCAGACTTAAATACAAGTTCAGCAGGCTTGATAAAATTCCAGAGGGAACATCTGAGGCTCTCCTCATGGGTTCTTTTGTGCATGAAATTTTAGAGCATTTGTACAAACGACCCATTGAGGAAAGAAACCTCATAAATGCAAAATCAATCTCATCGTTTGTTTGGACTAAATCAAACTGGGAAGAGCAAGTAAGAAACATTCTCCCAAAGGATGACCAGGTACGGCAATTCAGGTGGAACTCTTGGTGGTGCGTTGAGAACCTTTGGGTTCTTGAGAACCCTCAAACCATCACGCCGTCTGGTGTGGAAAATGAAGTCAATGGGATTATCGGAGCAAATGTTCCAGTAAAAGGTTTTGTTGATAGATATTCATTGACCGATGGTGGGGCAATGAAAATCAGCGATTACAAAACTGGGAAAAGTCCACGTAATCCAGCATGGCTAAAAGACAAGTGGTACCAACTTTCTATTTATGGGATTTTGCTACAACAGCAGATAGATAAACCAATTGAAGAATTGGAACTTCTCTATCTAAAGGAGGCCGTCAAGTTCACTCAGCGACCAAAGCAAAAAGATATTGATGCAATAATTGCAGACATAGAAAAAGTTTATGGAGAGATTCTCTCTGCTTGCCAAACTGTTGATTTCCCAACAACAGTGACGAAACTGTGTCCTTGGTGCTCATTCAAAACCATCTGTCCGGCATTCAATAAATAAAGGAAATTGAGATGATAAACGAAACATTTGCAAAAATGGTTGCAGAGGAAGTCAAGAACAAACTCTCCCCGTCACAAAAAGAAACACTGCTTGAAGAGCAAAACTGGAGTCGATGGCAAGAAGCACTAGTGGCCCTTGCTGAAAACCTAGAGTTGCAAATTAGGCAAATAAAAGAAGAAGAAAAGATTGAACACGACCGCTACACATCTCTCGGTAGTGACGGCGATGGTCTGGCAATGAGGTCATCAGCGGCCTATGCAAACAGGGCGAGCAAAATTGACAGATTCAGGTTTCATGTTGAGCGTCGCCTTGACGATGTAACAAAAATGATTGAGAGTGGAGTAGCCACCGAAAGCGACGGTTGGGACGAAGTGAATTTCTATCGTCGCGCAATCCATGAGCATAAAGTTCTGATGCGAGAATACGACTTAGAAGAAACTCCAATTGACAAAGCACTTTGGGCTGCTCTTGAGAAAAAATGGGATTTTGATAAAATATCAATGACCCTCTCGTGATTAGAAAAAGAAGCGCAAAAAAAGAAGCAGAGTACGAATTGCGTAGACCTTTCGTAAAGGACATTCTTGAAAGGTTTCCTTACTGCGTTGCCTGCCCTGTGTTCGCTAAACACGATGGTCTTGTTACGTATGTGCAACAACCATCACGCGATGTACACGAACTCAAGCGACGCTCACAGGGTGGCTCAATTCTGGACGAAGAGAATGTTATTGCCGTGTGCAGAAAATGCCATACACGCATCGGAAACTACCCACAACTTGCTTTTGATTTGGGATTAGCGAAGCATGGGTGGGAACAGTGATATATCTCTAGTATTTTGAATACTTGCTTTATTATGTTTTTCACTAAAGGTACACTTATAATCCTTAGGACCGTTATAGGCGCAAAAGTCGGGTGGGGAGACTCACTCGGCTTTTGCGTCTATTCCATTAGACTCTGATTGTGAATCTATTGGCCCTTGACCTGTCGCTTGTCTCAACTGGGTTTTGTTGCGAAAACAAAATGGGGATAATTGCAACTCCAGAAAAGGGTGCAAAAAGGCTTGATTTAATATCGTCAGTAGTGGCCAACACCGTCAAAGAAGAAGAAATTGATGCGGTCATAATTGAGGGTTACTCCTTTGCTTCTCGCAGCGGTCAAGCATTCTCGATTGGCGAATTGGGTGGAGTTGTGAGAGTTGTTCTCTACAAAATGAATATTCCGTTCATTGAAATCCCCCCAACCTGCCGGGCAAAATTTGCCACGGGCAGAGGGAATGCCTCAAAGAATGAAGTTGTATCTTCGATATCGGCAAAAACCGGAATCACATTTCGCAACCCCGGGGCAGATGACCAATGCGATGCATGGATACTTCTAGAAATGGCAAAAACCTATTTGGGTACAAGTCTAATTGATTGGCCAAAAGTGAATTTGTCAGCGCTAGAGAAAGTAGATTGGACAATACTTGATTCTCTAAGGAAGGACAATTAGACCATGAGAAACACACCGATTAGTCAGGTTCAAATTGAACAAGACCTATTGCACCTACTAGACCAATTGGAAGAACATACTGAGGCATTTGAAACTCTTGCTGAGGATGGTGCCAAAAAAGAAGCGAGAATGAAAGCGGAATGGGCAAAAGAATATCTATCTGCAAAGGGTTCCATTCGTGAACGTGAAGCATGGGCAGACTACAAGCTTGCAGACCAAAATTTTGAACACAAAATTGCCGAGGCATTGGTTAAAGCGAAGAGGGAGAAGTTGTTTTCGCTTCGCACATCAATAGATGCATTGAGGACATTGAATGCGAATGTTAGGGTTCAGGTATGACAAATATTCACAAATCCCTATCGCAACTTAGGGTTCCGATTGACTCACTTGTTGCACTTGAGAGAAACCCACGACATGGTGATGTGGATGCAATCGTTGCCTCCTACTATGAGTTCGGTCAAGTAAAGCCCATTGTTGCAAGGAAGAACGACGATGGAACGGCAACCGTTATTGCTGGCAATCACCAACTTCTTGCCGCAAAAAAACTTGGGTGGGATGAAATTGCTTGCATATTTTTTGACGGAAATGAATCGCGTGCACTTGCATTTGCTATTGCCGACAATAAGACTGTTGAACTTGGAAGAACCGATGACTCCATCCTTTCTGAAATTCTTTTAGAAATTTCTGATGAGTTCTCAGAACTGTTTGCTGGTCTTGGATGGGATGAATTTGATATGGCGGCGATGCATGAAATATCCTCAATTGAGGAAAGCACTCTTGCCACAAGCACAACATTCACTCCCCCAGAAATGATACGGACGACAAACGAAGCCAAGAAGTCTGTTGGTGATATTAATTCCGACGGTGACCTAGAGGCCAACGATGACGTTCCCCACGAGGAGTTGGCAGCGCGGGGAAGCACTGTTGCAACTGGCTCAAAGTCTGCAAATGCAATTGTTCAGTACACGATTGTGTTTGACAATATTGAGCAGCAGTCGCGCTGGTACAACTTCGTAAGATGGTTGCGTAATGACCCAGGGATTGATGGGAACACAACATCTGAGCGACTAATTAATTTTATTGACGAACACTGCGAGGTTTAGGAAGATGAAAAACATGCGTCAAACCTATTACCTCAATATTACGGAACCACAAATGAAAGAAATTCAATTATTGGTCAAACAGGAACGTCAAAAACTTACTGCCGAAAGTCCGACACGCACCCCACAGGTAGCAAGACTCAAAGGGTTGGAAGAAGCACTTAATAATTCGGTGTATTTTTTTAATAAACACAAAATCCAAACATGACCAGACAGCGAATGTTTCTGGACATGTCATGCGTTGATGCGGCTCGCGCGCGAATGAGGCATGTTTACGACACATTTGACACAGTCTGTGTTCAGTTCTCTGGGGGAAAAGATTCAACTGCTGTTTTATATCTCGCCAAGGAGATTCACGAAGAACGCGGTTTGGGTCCAGTAAGGGTAATTTTTCGTGACGAGGAAATGGTGAGTCCAACGGTCATTGACTATGTGATGAAGGTTCGTGACTACGACTGGGTTGACATGGAGTGGTACTGCCTCCCGTACGGTGCGGAGATATGGATTCTTGGTCGAAGGGAATCAGCAATTCTGTGGAGTGAGAGAAGAAAGCTTTCTGGTGACTGGATTAGACCGATGCCAGACTTTGCAATTAATGCAACCCATTTCGGATTGACGCACGAAAAGGCTCTTCCTGAATCTGTTGACTACTACACGATGCAGGGAAAAACTGGGCGAGTTGCATTTATCACTGGGGTAAGAGCAAACGAATCAATGATTCGGTATCGCTCGTGTGTGCAAAAGTTGCACGAAAACTACATCGTCATACCATTCAAAATGAAAAAG